GGCAGAACCCGCGAGGGGCACGAGAGCAAGCAGAACGCCCCGACTATATAGTGGTAGATGATGTGGATAGCAAGAAGTCTATCCACAATGACCGTATTATGCGGGAAAGTGTAGACTATATCACCGAAGATGTATGGGGGTGTTTTGACAGTGAGGACAACGCTACTGAACGCTTTGTATTTGCCAATAACAACTTCCACAAAAACTCAATCACGAACCGGCTTAAAACTTATTTTAATGAGGTGATTAACACGCCTAAAGAGGAGGGTAGTTATGAGGATAGCCCGCAAACGGAGTTTAAAATACTTACGGTGTGTGCGGTGAAAAACTTGCAGGACTTTACTCCTGAATGGATTGAGAAGACTTCGGCAGAGTACTGGCGTAATAAGTTTAAGAGTATGCCTTACCGCTCGTTTATGCGCGAGTATATGCACACACATATTGAAGATGGGGCTATCTTTAAGTACGAGGACATTCAGCATAAAAAGGCTTTACCGCTTTCCAAGTATGATAACCTATGCTTTTATGGCGACCTTTCCTATAAGGAAAATGCCGACTACAAAGCCCTGATTTTGGTAGGCAATATAGGCAAGGAGTTTCATATACTGCTGTGCTATATGCAGCAAAAAAGCCGTGCGCATTGTGCTAAATGGCTGTATGACCAGTATGAGAAGTTTCGCTTAGACCGTTATAATATTCGTTATATTATTGAGGGGCTTTTTGCGATGGACGAGTTTGTAAGCGACTTTGACCAAGAGGGTGACAAAAGGGGGTACTATATCCCTATCGTAGCCGACAAACGAAGCAAGGCAGATAAGTTTGACCGTATAGAAAGCCTTGCAGGCTATTTTGAGCGCAAAAATGTATGGTTTAATAGCGAACAGAAAAATGCAGATATGCAGGTGCTTATTGACCAGTTCTTAGCCTTTGAAAAAGGTTCGGGAGCTCACGATGATGGACCCGATGCTGTGCACGGTGCTTTTAAATGGCTCGTAGGTCGCAACAGGCAAAGTAGCAACCAATACGCTTTTGGGGCAAGAGTTAATAACCATTATTGATATGTTTTTAGTAAAAGAAGATTTAAAGAATAATATCTACTCCTACCAAGTGGAGCAGATAACCGAAGGAGACGAGAGTATAGTACTGCAGGCATTAGATACTGCCGAGCAGGAGGTAAAATCTTACTTCTACACCAATGACAAAAAAGAGTATTTGGATGGTCGCCCTCGATACGATACGGAGGCTATCTTTGCCAAGCGTGGAGAGGAAAGAAACGCTCTTGTGGTGAGTCTTTGCCTATCGGTAGCGAAGTGGTATATTGTAGATCTGTGCAATGCTGATATTATCTATGACCACGCCAAAGAACGTTACGATAGAGCAATAGAGTACCTTAAAAGGCTTGCTAAGGGTGAGGTGAATATCAGTTCGCTGCCTATTGTGCCTCGTACAGAGGAAACAGAAAAGCAAATAACCCCTTTTGTATATGGTTCTCGTAAAAAATACAATCACGAATAAACGGGGACACCCATAGGCAATTATTATGAAAGATATAACCGTAACAACTGAATATGATTTGGAGGTCGTAGGGGGCGACTTTGTCGCTAATGAAAGTACCGCCCAACACGTGGAGTTCCTTTTGCTCTCCAAGCAAGGAGAGTGGAAGGAGTCGCCTATTACGGGCTGTAATATTCAGCAAGCACAGAATGGCAGTATTACCCGCGCCCTTGATAGGCATATACGCATCCAATTAGAAGCAGACGGCTTTAGTGCCGAAGTGTTACTAATCACCGAGAAAGGTATTAACATTAAAGGAAAATACAAGTAATGAAACCCTATAAGAACTATAAGAAAACAAGGGCGGGGAAAAACACCTTGCAACCTACCCGCAATATCGTTCCCAAGGCAATGGCGCGCACCCGTGCTGATGTACTTACGTGGAAAAATGCAGTGGCAATGGTAGAGAACGTAGAGAACCCCAAAACGTTCCCCTACTACAATCTCGTGCGTGATATGATGCTTGACGCGCATACTACCTCACAAATAAAGAACCGAAAGCTAAAGACTATCTCGGCTAACTTCAGCATACAGAAGGCTAATGGCGAGACACACGAGGATCTAACCAAAGCATTACAAAAGTCCGTGTGGTTTAATGAGATTATAAGCCACATTTTAGACAGCGAGTACTTTGGCTATACCCTTATAGAGCTCAATCGGCAGGTAGCACCTGCGGGCAGTAATGAGGTGCCTTTTTCGGATGTAGAAGTAGCTTTAGTACCCCGCCAAAACGTGATACCGCAAAAGGGTATTATTCTAAAAGACTACGCCGATGATAAGGGCTTAGACTATATAAATGCCTCTGAGTACGGCACGTGGTTGTTAGACTTTGGCAAGGCGGGTGACTTAGGGCTTATCAATCAGGCAATACCGCATATACTTTTCAGTCGTTTTGCCCAAAGCTGCTGGTCGGAGTTGTGCGAGATATATGGCATACCTCCCCGCGTAATGAAGACAAACACCCGCGACCGCCAAGCCCTTGCACGTGCCGAGAAGATGATGACCGATATGGGTGCTGCTGCTTGGTTTATCATTGACGAAACCGAGCAATTCGAGTGGGCAACCAATGGAGTACCCGCTACAGGAGAAGTGTATAACGGACTCATAAAACTGTGCCGTGATAATATTTCGTTGCTCATTTCGGGGGCTATCATCGGGCAAGATACAAAGTACGGCAGCAAAGGCAAAGAAGTAAGCTCACAAGATATGCTACAAGCCCTTGTCGATGCCGACCAAACAATGGTAGAGCAGTATATGAACGATAAAGTACTACCTGCTCTGTACGCCATTGGGGTACTCCCCGAAGAGGGCTTATCGCTCGTGTATGACCAAGCAGAGGACTTGGGCGAACTGTGGACACGCACTAAGGAAATACTGCCTTATAAAGAGGTCTCTGATGAGTGGCTCAAAGAAAAGTTCGGCATTGAGGTTACAGGGAAAAAAAAACCTACCACACCTCAAAAGCTCACCTTAGATTTTTTCGACTAAGCCCCGAAATTATGCCCGCGGTGGCTCACCGCTATTTCGGGGCTATGCACCAAAGTCTAAGTCTACAATACGCGCCCTGCGATTGTGAGGCGTGCCAAGAGGCACAGCTATCCTCTCCCCCTACCCCTCCCCAAAAGGGAGGGGAGATAGATGTAACCAAAGTAGCTAAAAAAGCCTTTGACTATTTGCATAAAAAAGGCACCTACAAACCCGAAGACTTAACGAAATACAAAGCCTACCGCGACCTTATCACGGCTACTGCCGAAGTGTTTAACACCGCTATCCCTCACGAAGTGCCCGATGAGATGAGAACCTATTTAGAGAAAGATGTATTTATCTTTTCAGGGCTCAAAACCCATACCCAACTTACCGAAGCCCGTAGCAAACTCAAAGATGAGCAAGGCAATGTGCGCCCTTATTATCAGTTTGAGCAGGAGATACTAAAGCTCAACAATACCTACAACCGTAACTACTTAGAAGCCGAGTACCAATTTGCCGTTCAAAGTGCGCAAAGTGCGGCTAACTGGGCAAACCTCCAAGAGGATACAAGCAGGTATTGGCTCGAATATCGCACGGCAGGCGATGAGCGGGTAAGGCAAAGCCACACCGCTTTAGCAGGAATATGTTTGCCTAAAGATGATGCCTTTTGGACAGAGTACTACCCGCCTAATGGCTGGCGTTGTCGCTGTACCGCTGTGGAAGTCTTGGCACGTGAAAACACCAAAAGCAACCCCGAAACTGCCAAAAAGGCAGGTGAGGAAGCCACTACCCAGATAGGAAAGAGCGGTAAGAATAAATTGGAGATGTTTCGCTTTAACCCAGGGCAGGAAAAGAAGGTATTTCCACCCACTAATACCTATACCCAAGTAGTAGGGGCTGGAGAGGCACAGCAGGTGTTAAACAATATGCAACAAAGGCAAGAACCCGAATATACACCTACTAATATTCCTACTTATGAAAGTCAGTTAAATATAACAGTTAATAGGAGTATTTTTGAAGGCTTAACAAGAGAAACACCTTTGTATTTTAGAGAGCCTATAGGATATAGAGCTATGAGTGGAGCCTATTATTCACCAACAAGTAATTTTGTGAAAATACCCATTGATAGTAGAAGACGAGAAAGCAACTGGTATGCAGAAGCGGTGGTTTATCACGAATTTGGACACGCTATTGACACTCATATAGGAATGAGACAAGACAGTAGAATAAAAGATGTAATGGATAAACATCGTAATATCTTTGCTGAAGATAGAAATAAAGGATACTTAGAAATTCAGAGAAATCTCAATGAAAAAATGAGAGAAGCTCAGAGAGAGAATAACCATAATTTAATGGAACAAATAGGGGCTTGTAGTGATACACTTATGTCCTTGAATAGTAATTTTGGTTCAGGACACTCAAGAAGATATTTTAGTATAGATGGAATGAAGGAAGCTGAGTTTATTGCACACGCTTTTGAAAATACCTTTGCAGGTAATGAAGTTTTTAGGGAGGTTATGCCTGATTTATATCAAGATACTATACAAATGATTAGAAGTTTTATACCAGAGTAAGTTGGTGAACAAAAATATCACTACACAAAACATCTTGTTCTGTAGCATAAGTAATTCTTTTTTGTTCTTTATCGGCTTTTTTTAAAAGAGCTAAAAAGCGACCTTCCTCATTATGAAGTAGAGAGAAGTTATAGAAGGTTTCTATATCTTGGGCGTAAATATCCTCCTCACTTCCTGAGTAATCACGTTTGCTGAGATATTTATTTAGTAAGTCCATAGTAAAAAGTATTTTAGGCAACAAAAGTACAAAATAAAAACAAAACAACAAGCAAATAAACACAAAACTTTTTTTAAATGGAGTTTAAAGACTTTTTAAATCACATCTTAACGGATACCAAAGTGAAGCTCACAGAAGCGTTTGACCGCAATTTTGAGCGTAAGGGATTCTTTGATGATAAGTGGGCTAATACCCTTATACCCAATAGGCGTGGCTCGCTAATGATGCGCACAGGTACCTTGCGCCGCTCTATCCGTAGCAACATTGAAGGCACTACCGTACGCTGGACAAGCTCGGTGCCTTATGCCGATATTCAAAACAATGGCGGTGAGGTGGAAATAACGGCTAAAATGAAGCGTTATTTTTGGGCAATGTATTACAAAGCCATTGGGGCAGCCAAAGGGCGCAAAGGGGCAACACAAAAGGCTTTTTCGGTAGAAGCAGAGCACTGGAAAGCCCTTGCCTTAAAAAAGGTAGGCGACAAACTAAAAATACCCAAACGGCAATTTATAGGCAATCATACTGAAGTAAAACGTATGGTAGCCGAAATAGTAGATTTCAATATAAAAGAAGCATTAAATAGCATACACCAATGAAAGCATTATTAGAGAAAATACAACAGCAAGTAAGCGAGATTGCAGAGCTTAAATACATTGATGAGAATTGGGGGCAGTTAGATTATTACAGTCCTAATATGCCTGTGCAATTCCCTTGCGCCCTGATTGATGTGCAGCAGGTGCAATTCTCTAACCTTGGTAGGGATATGAGCAAGAAGCCTGTACAGCGACAAATAGGCACTATACAAATAAAAATTACAGTGGCTAATATGAGGCTTAGTAATAGCAGTATGC